AAGTGACTGAAACCTCTACATTAAGCGGAGTAAGGAGCAGAGCCAGGCAGCTTGTATTCCGGTTTGAGTCAGACGACGATGGAAACATTAGCGACCAGCTAGGATATAAGTGGAGGCTGGGCTCTACCAGGATTGCAATTCAACCAAGTGGTAGAAGGGCATGAGCAAGCTGCTGGAGACTAGGCTGCCATTAGCTTCTGGCGGTTTTGGCGACGATGTAGACATAGATACATTTAACCGATTAGTCCGAGTGCTTGAGCTAAACCTCGGCGCCATTGATATTACAATATCGCCGCATTTTAACGCCGCACAAATTAGTACACTTCAGTTTGCAACGGGTGCTATAATCTTTAACTCAACTAACCAAATACACCAGGCTTTTGATGGAAATGCGCTGCGAGACTTGTATTCCCACCAGACCTATCCAGCTGGTCAGGTAATCACATCCGGCTTGGGAACTGTAACGGTAAACACGCCATGAATATGAAATTAGAAGACCAGCTTTTTAACAGCGTTCAATCAGAGATGATGAATCCTGGAACCCCTGCAATGTTTGCAGGCGGGGGAGAGGTTGATATGTCCCCTGCTCAAATGGCTTTATTGGGGCAAGCCGAAGAAGCTTCTGTTGAATCCGCAATAACACAAGATCCCAAAGCAGACATCGCTGCTGCCATCGAAGAAATGATGATGCAGGCGCGGATGACTGACGACCCTACTGAGCGTCAACAATACGAGCACTTGGCTGAAGCGGCTATGATTGGAGCTAATGCTCCGATGGGCCAGCAAGCTATTGCCCTAGCTAATGAGGGTCGGGGTGATGACACTGCTCTTGCTCATCTTCGGCCTGGTGAGGTAGTCCTTCCCCCTGAAGCGTTTGAAGATGAAGACTTTGAGCGTGCAGTACAACAACGATTTGAGCAGCTTGACATTGACCCCCACCAAGCGGTTGTTGGTTTGGGCATTGCCTCATTAAACCCTATCACCGGACTAGAAGAATTTGGTTTCTTCAAGAAGCTGGCTAAGGGTGTTAAGAAGGTAGTTAAGAAAGTCATTAAGCCCCTGGCT